CTTAAAATAATTAGTGAGATACATTTCAGCATCTGCCCATTTTCCTAAATTCTTTATCATAATTGTGTTATTAATTGGTTAAAATACTCCCTGCACTGTTCTACTCTAATCTTTATCTGTTCTATCACCTCATCATCCCTTTGTATTACAAAAGTCTTTACTCTCTTAGCATCAGGTATATGATCAAAGCTGTGCTGCTTCTGCACCTGGTCCCTAAGATCTAAACTCTCCTCCATTAACCCTAACTTATAGTGAGCACTCTTTACCTCCTGCTCTACTATGGCATGTGGTGTATTGGTTAGGCAGTAGCATAACAAGGCCTCTTGCTTATCGGTTAAAAACATATAACCTTGGAGCTGAAAATAGTAATCCTTGTTAGGGCACTCAGTTTCAAACCATGGGAAGGTAGATCCACTCCATGAGTTCTTAACATCTATTAGCACCTGATCAGTGACTACATCCGGTGTACCGGTAAGCCAATCATTTGTGAAGTGCTCCTCATTCTTAAACAGGAAGCCCTTATCTACTTGCTCCATTACAAAGCTGAGGCACATATCCTCGCACTCATTACCCTTATCAGTATACTTAGAAGTAAATTCCTTTTTGATATTGTAAACGTGTGCCAGGGCTAGGCCCTGGATATACGTCTTGGTAGTCTGAGATAGCACCTCCCCCTTAGTTTTGGGAGATGTCATTATCTTACCTATTGAGCTGCATCTAATCTTCATATCATAGGTATTAAAAGCAGTGAATTTAACTGAGTATCATTCAAGTCAAAGCTATCCTTAAGTTTCTCTACAGTATACTTACCATCTGCTATAGCCTTAACTGCCTCAGCAAATCTTTTAGCATCCATCTTAGGCTTAGCAGTTGCTGCTATGTGGCCATCATCATCAGTAGCCTGAAGAGTGAGCAAGCTTTGAATGGTGTACCTTCTGAAGTAAGAAATTTGACTACCTTGTTTTTGAGCATCTAAGCTAAGGTCTAAAGTCATACAGCTAGAGATACTAAAGCCAGTGTAGATGCATACAATCTGAGTACAAACACTACCACCTTCTATAGGCTGTAGTAAAAGTAGATCATGCTGTAATAGGATAGGCTCAACAGTTTCTAGGATACTATTGATATCTGCATAACTCTTTTTGAAATGGGGGTTAGTAGCATTCTTATGTACTTTACCGATTAGTTGTTTTGCCTGGTGAAGGCGAACATAGAAGGGAGCAGGCTGCTGCTCAACCTCCTTAGGCTTTGCAGCCCTTGTAGTTGTTTTTTCCATTGGTTAGTTTATTAATTGTTTACAAATATAGTAATTATTATTCTATTTTAACATTATTTTCTAAAATTATTTCTCTTAGCTTCTCCCTCACTTCCCACATATCCTCTTTACCATTGTATTTGTACTCACTTCGTAGCCACTCATCCATCTCAACAAGTGCCATGTAATAGTTGAAGCCATTGGTGGCATGGTTGAAATCATCTCTATCTTCAGGTAAGTTATATTCTAGGGTTGCTTTCAAAGGTTAAAGTTTAAGCTAAAGTTATCATACCATTCCACAAAATCATCAAAGGTCTTGCTTATGATATAGATACCTCCTGCAGCTTCTATCATTAGTTGGTATTGCTTCTGCACTACTGACTGCTTATCCTTCCCTATCTTTACTTCTATCTTTACAGATCTACCATAAATAGTAGCAGATATATCTGCAGATCCTGGAGTACCTGTGCCCTTGGTCCACTGCCCTGCAGTCTTAGTGCCATCTGTTCTATAGCTTTGCCTAAATACTCCCATAGTATTAATCCTCTCAGCTTGGTGCTTTGAGTGGTTAAGAAAGTCAGTGATGCATTTAGTGAGCCCATTAGCTGTAGCATCTGAGTACTTAGTGAAGGGGATGATGTGCCCTGGAGCTGATGGGTACCTGTAGCTCATGTATTTCTCTTCGAGATCATGTAGTCTCTGTTTGTTTTGTTTGTTCATAGTTATTACTTTGTACATTTATGCATTCTATTTTTATGGCAGTCTCTACATACAGATAATAAATCAGTCATTAATTCATTTTTCCAATTAATATAGTTTAGGTGATGTACTTCTGTTGCAGTATAATCTAAACAAACTTGACAAAGATGGTTATCTCTTTTTAATACCTTTAATCTTATTGCCTTCCATTTATCTGAATGTAAATACTCTTCATGTTCTATTTTCCATATCCTATCCTCTTCTATTTTCCATTCTTTTAACCACTCTTTTTCGTAACTCATATCTTCTTAGGTTTCTGCACTGGGTGCTCGTTAAATTCTTTTAAAGCTTTTGTATAATCAATAATTTTATACTTATACTGCACCCATTTGCCATTATATCCCCATCCTTCATCTCTTAGCCTTGTAAAAATGCTATTATTAACCTTTATTTTTTCCATGTCTCAGCAGCTTGTGTATTTATATCATCCCATAAATCTGAATTAGTTACCTTTTTAATAGGTTTCTGTATAAAAATATCATTAGGATCAGGTATAGTTATAGGTATAATATCATCTTTGGTAAACTTTTCCACTTTAAAGCATCTACCAATGTTTTTAGATCCCTTTTCATACTTGTAATTATTTTGTTTACACCATTCTCTTACCCATTTCAATAATGTTTTTGTGTCCAAATCTTTATGACTGCCACTATCCTCTTGAAAACTCCTTAATATATCTGCATTAGTATACCAGTGATCTAATACAATACCATCATTTTCAGTAACAAACTCCCAAAAATCTTTATTTGTAGCTGATATTAATTTTTTATCATTAAGGTTAATGGCTACTGATTTAATTAGCTTATGCTTTAAAAACTTTTGCAGGCAGTTGATCATGTAGCTATCAAAACTAGCCCATTCTTTCTCATTCCACTGCCTAAAAAATAACTTTTTATATATATCCTCAGGAGTATTGTGAGCATTAAAGTACTGATAAAATTCTATTTCATGCCTTCTCCTGTCATGGCTACCACCTGCCCCATTAATAACATAATTGGTAGTGATGACTATCTTAGGGCTTCTCTCAAATGGGATAAATATCTCATCCTTATTCTTTCTGTTCACTGTTATGCCCTCAGAGATAAGGGAAAATAACTGCTCAAAGTCAAAGTTCTTTTTTACATCATCAAAGGCCAGGATCTGACTATCTACGTTTACCCTCTGATATACAAAATCTGACTTCTGAGGGTTGAATGCTTTGCCATCTATCTTAACTAAGTTTCTGATTTTAGAAATTGCAGTTAGCACTAAGCTCTTGCCACTTCCACCATTAGGATTATCATCTATCTCCTGATCATTAAAAATAATTGCCTTCTGATCACTCATATCTTTATAAGTATGCAATAGGTAACCTAAAGTAGTTTCCAAAGACATTACCCTTTCATCATTTTTTGCTGATACTTGGTAAATAAAATCTTTAAAATCATTGTTATCGTAGCCTTCATAATAATAATTTCTTTGTAATATGTGGCTATCCCAAATGTACCCATCTATATCTATGTAGGGCACTATATCTATCTTATCCTTAGTAATCTTAACTACTCCATTTTTAAAAGGTATAAAGCTCACATCCTTTGTATCCTGCAGCATCATTAAATTTATAGAAGTAATCATATTAATATGCCCATCTGTAAATAAGTACGGTGATTTACTGCAGTAATTCCATACATCAATTAATCCTTTATTATCTAAATAATTTAATACAAAATCTTTTATTTTATCAATGGATGATAATGACACCTTATTCTCTTGCACTCTTACAAATGTAAATTTGTTAGCAGATTCAGGATAATATTTTTGAAAACCATGTTTCATTAAAAAAATCTGATATGCTTTAGGATCTATGGTTACTATTTTATTTTTACCCTTATCCTCTATTTTCCAAAAGGTATCCTCAGAATTTATAAGTTCTTTTTGAATATCTTTAATAACATCAGGCTTAACATCTAATTGGTTAGTTATATCTTCAGAAGATATGCCTTCCTTTAATTTAACCTTTACCTTATTTACAGTGTCTTTATCTTCAAAAAATTTCATACCAGGGGCCACTACATTTTTATATGCACTTTGAACAGTTCTAAGTATTTCAGCTTCTGTAAAATCTACAGCACTATATTGATTAAGATAATCTACAGCACTACTTTGATTAACTCCATACTCACAAAAACAGCTAGCTACTTTAAATACCCAATGGTTTCTACCACTACTAAACTCACCATGATTAAACTTCATGATAATGCCTATTATTTTATCCTCATTTTTTATAGGTAGTATAGGTATAACATCTAATTTACTAAATCCTTTTTCCTCTTCTATAAGTGTAAATTCAACAGCGTCAGGGTTTATATAAATATTAGGATCATAACTTTCAAAGCATACCCTACTCACATTACAATTTACCTTATCAAAATAATCACTATCAATAAACTCCTCAAAGGCCTTAAACCTTCTCTTATGCGTGAATTTGTCTGATGGTGGTATCTTAATCACGCACTTTAATCCATTACCTGATGGGGAAATAAATAATAAATAGGTATAAGGGCAAGCTATTAGCCTCTCTCTCTCAGCTTCCATTACCTCATCACTGGGATAATTATCAAAGTCTAATATACAAAGCCCTGAATGTTCTAATAAGCCATTATCATTTCTTTCAGTAAATGTGCCATTAAACATTACAGCTCTTAGGGTCTTTTTAGTATCATCAAATACAGGATCACCCTTCTTAGAATTTCTTATTTTGGTTATTTTCTCAATTAATTCAGGATACCCCTCCTTTATTCTTGTATATACATCAATAATATCCTGTTCAAAGGGTGTATCTTTAGTATTATGTAGACTTTTAAATACTGATATTTTCATGTTTAGTTAGTTTAGGTTACAAATATAGTAATTATTCTTAATCACTACGATATTAAATAAATCACTACGATAAATATATTTTGTGTAGTGGCTATAATCTAATGCAGTATTATCTTTTAGGTAAATCACTACGATATTACACAAAATTTTAAAAAAATTAATCATTTGTAAATTGTTAAAAATTCCACAGCCTGCCTATAATAGGAGTTTCCGTAATTGGTTAGTAATAATTGCATCTAATCTGCTCTTTAAGTTTCTCTAATTTCTCCAGGCTTACACATTCTAAAACCCTCTGCTTTAATGGCTTATAGTATTGTGGTAGGACAAACTTCTCCCTTAATTCTAAGGTATGAAGCATATAAGCACTATCCTTGTATTTCATGTAGATGTCATGCTTATTGATACCATTGATAACAGTTGCATGACTTTTTTCAAATAATCTACCAATTTGAGATAGTGTCATACCATCCCTTTTGAGTACTTTGTACAGGTAATACCTCCGATAGATCAGATGCATATACCTGCTTTTTTGCTTCAGCTCATACTTGTCTATGATAGCCTGTATCTCTTCTAGTCTAGTCATTGTAATAGCTTAGGGTTTACTGATTTGAATAGCTCACTTTGACTATCCAC